ATTAATGGCAATGAATAAGCTGCATGACGCAGACATAGCGTAATCGGAATTCCTACCATTTGGGGTTCAGGGTCGAATGGTTCAAAGCTCAATTTAAAAAACGGAATTCCACCCACCTTAGATTCAGGGTCGAATAATCGGAATTCCGAGGTTTTTCAATTCAGGGTCGATTACTTAGCATCTGTTCATAGTTAAGGCAAGCCATCCCAATAAGCTTAGGCATGGCACAAGCTCCAGATTCCCACCTGGCTACAGTAACCCTATGCACCCCAAGCAAATCGGCTGCCCCCTGTTGCGTTAAGCCAAGCCGTTCTCGCCATGCTTTTAGGTCGAAGTTCATTTGATTACCTTCTCATCCAATCCAAAGAAATAAGCCCTATCTGTTCCCATTCTGAGGGCGCTGCGCTTGGTATTCTTGACCCATTTAATGCCGTTATAGGTGAAGACTGTATTTATTAATAGATTGCCGAATACTGTCCGCATTTAATACTCCAATCCAGCGCAATCCATCATAGAGGATTGATTGTGAATCATCAGAGAACGGATAGCCTTTAAAGCGTTACGGACTTGGTATTTGCTGAAATTCTCAGTATCTAGGTCTTTGAGGATATATTGAAGGACTGAGAACATCTCGTCATAATCATCGTAAGCCATATACAGAGACTGCTCTAGTATGGCGTTATTCATCTCCAGCTTTGCGATTTGCTCTGTTGGAGTTACTTTCTTTTGTGGTAATGGTGTTTTCTTGGTTGTCATGGTTATTCCCCTTTTAATTGTGCATCTTCATGGTCAAAACAGATATAGTCATTTATTACATCGCATTGGCTGCAACCAATAACAGGCTTTAAGACAAACCCTTTAGCATAAAAGTCGTCTATTAAGTCGTAGCGATAGTTAATCCATTCGTTAGATGTCATTTTTTCAATGTCGACCATTTTTATTCCCCTATTAGTTTGTTTGTGTCTGTTTTGTAGTTATGAGCAAGTTCGTCTAAAAACCTGGAAAGCTCATACGAAACATCAATTACATCCTTGACATCTAAAATGTCCGATATGCGCTGATATATGTATTTTGTGGATACGCTGCTGCTATAAGTGTCGTAAGTCATGGTTAAACTCCAATTTTTTTGTATGTCATCAAAGGGCTACGACCTGTCTCGTCTTCAAATAACAGGGTATTTGTGTCTTCGTCTAGTACCTCGTACTCATCAAGCCAAAATTGATTAACGATTTTATTGAGCATAGAATCCGGAATAGTGAATTCTTGGGTGGATGTTTGAATTAAAAACATAATTAAATTACTCCTTTAGATGTTAAATAGAAGCCGATTTGTGCTAAAATGAACAGCAGAGCCAATAGAATTAAGGCTTGGTAATTTTTCATGAGATACCTTTCAAAGTGTCAAGAGTCAAAGAGCCGTAATGAGAGCCGATAGAAGCCTCAACGAGTTTGTCTCGGTAATTAGTAACGCAGTAGCCGTACCCAGAATCAACCTTAGTTTTAAAAGTAACTCCGTCAATCTCTAATAAATAACGAGGATTTCCGTTATAGCTGGATGGTAGACGCTGGATAACTTCTAATTTGCCGATAACAGTTCTGATATTTTTCATGATTAAATCCACTCCTGGCGAAACTTCTTGGATGGAGAGAACCAATGATTAATCTGGTCTACTAAATGGAAGCCCATATCCATACCGCAACCCTTAACGACTAAGCCGTTATGATTGCCAATTCTTACACCAAGGGCATTAGATACCAACCAATCTAAAGAGATAATCCGACCACCATCAATCATGCGTACAGAAATCTCTCTTTGCATCCCACTAGCACTTACATGCCTTATAACTGTGTAGATAGTATCTGTAGGGATAGAGCGTAAGATATTGCCTAGCTCTTGTGCTGCTTCTTGTTTTACTGTCTGTGTCATGTGCTTCTCCTATAGTCAACAATTAAACTTCATCACTTACTGCTAGCCTCTATGGTAACAGATTGTTACAAGATATGTAAATTATTTTTATTTTGTAGTTTTTTTTCACTTGGTCTATACTCAGGCTATACGAATCAAGGAGTTATGAGATGGCACTCACTAAAATAGAGAAATCTGCTCAGATGGACAAGCCCAAGGCTAAAAACAAGCCCCCAAGGGCTGGAATGGGTCGCCCTGCTGGTGTTCCGAACAAGGCAACGGCTAAGGCTAGGGAGGCTTTCGCTGCCTTTGTGGATGGCAATTCTGAGCGTATGCAAGAATGGATTGAGCAGATAGCTGCCGACCCTAAACATGGACCTAAAGTGGCTTTCGATTGCCTTATGGCTGTAAGCGAATACCATGTTCCCAAGCTTGCCAGAACTGAAGTCGTAGGCGATAAGACTGCCCCTCAACGGATGGTCATTAGCTGGAAGAAATGAGCGAGCCTGTCCTAGAGGTAGAGCTGGACTATAGACCTCGAGAGGTCTTTGAGGATTTCCATGATAGGTCAGAGCGCTGGAGCGTCATTGTGGCTCATAGACGCTGTGGGAAAACTGTCCTCTGCATTAATGACTTAATCTATAGAGCATTGACCGATGGTAAAGAAGAGGGTCGTTATGCCTATGTAGCCCCTTACTATGGACAGTCTAAGACAATCGCATGGGATTACCTCTTGCACTTCTCTCGCCCTGTCCTAGCCAAAGCCAATCAGTCGGAGTTATGGGTAGAGCTAGTAAATGGTGCGAGAATCCGTCTCTTCGGTGCAGATAATCCGGATGCCCTTCGAGGTCTATATTTAGACGGAGTAGTTTTAGACGAGTATGCGGACATGAAGCCCAGCATTTTTGGGGCTGTCATTCGCCCTCTGCTATCTGACCGCCAGGGGTGGGCTACCTTTATCGGCACTCCAAAAGGTCACAATAGCTTCTGGGACATCTACCAAAACGCAGTCAAAGACTCCTCATGGTATGTCAAAGTCCTTCGAGCTAGTCAGACAGGGCTATTGCCACAGGAAGAGCTAGAAGACGCAGCCAAGACTATGTCTGAAGACCAATACTTGCAAGAGTTTGAGTGCGACTTCGAGTCCGCTATCCTTGGGGCTTATTACGGCAAAGAGATGCGACAGCTTACAGATGACGGCAGAATCCTAGACATTGACTATGACCCTATGTTCCCTGTCCATACGGCATGGGACTTAGGATATTCAGACGATACGGCTATATGGTTCTATCAAGTCGTACATGGCGAGATAAGGCTATTGGACTATCATTCGTCTAATGGTCAGCCTGTAGCCTTTTACGCTGGAATCATCCAAAGCCGAGAGGTTGAGAGGGGTTATGTCTATGGGAATCACTACCTTCCGCATGATGCTAGAGCTAAAACCCTGTCATCTAATCGCTCAGTTATTGAGCAGCTCAGCGATAAACTACCGATTAAGTCCCTAAAGATAGTGCCGAATCTATCCTTGCAAGATGGAATCCAAGCCAGCCGACTAGCTTTGACTAGAGCTTGGTTTGACCATAAATGCAGCGATGGTATTGAGTGCCTTCGCCAATATCAGCGAGAGTATGACGAGGACAAGAAAGTATTTAGGGATAAGCCAAGGCATGATTGGACAAGTCATGGAGCTGATGCCTTCCGATACCTTTCAATCGTCTGGAAAGACGAAGCTAAGATTGTCACCAAAGATTTACCTATTGTCGGTGTCTATGTCGGTAAAACTGAAGTATCTCTAAACGACTTGTGGAAAGAGACTAAAGTTAAAACAGATAGGCGAATTTAGAAGATAAGTGTAAAATTAGTCAACATTTCGCCAAATATTCAAACATTAAGGCAACATTATGGCAAACGACCAAGCTACAGTTAATCACACTTATGAGGATTGGTATAAAACAATCGCCTCTTATGAGCGTAGTTTTAAACGATGGGAAGCAAGAGCAGACCGCATCGTAAAGAAATACAAAGATGATTCCAGATATGACCGCAACCCTAATGCTAGATTTAACATACTCTGGAGCAATGTTCAGACTATTCAGCCAGCTATCTTTGCAAGACTTCCTCGACCTGATGTTAGCCGTAGATTTAGGGACAATGACCCAATAGGTCGAGTAGCCTCAATGATGCTTGAAAGAGCATTAGAGTTTGAGATTGAGCATTACGGAGATTACAAGTCCGCAATGAATAACGCAGTTCTTGACCGCTTATTAGGTGGTCGAGGCGTTTCATGGGTTCGCTACGAGCCGCATTTTTCAGCAGATGAACCTGGAGAACCTGACGATGGCTACCAAGTTACCGAAGACAGCGATGAAGCAGAGACACCTGAAGGCGAAGAGAACGAGAATCCAGAGCGTATCGAGTATGAGTGCGCTCCTGTTGATTATGTCCATTGGAAAGAGTTTGGTCATACACCAGGCGCAAGAACTTGGGAAGAAGTTACAGCCGTATGGCGTAAAGTCTTTATGTCTCGCCCAGCATTGGTTGAACGATTCGGTGAAGAACTCGGTTATAAGATTCCGCTTGATACTAAGCCAGCAGACGATAAGAATTCGTACAAGTCTGAAGAAGGCGTTTATGAAGCAGTAATCTATGAGATATGGGATAAAGAAACAGGCAAAGCCCTGTGGATTTCTAAGTCTTTAGGCAAAATCCTAGATGAACGAGATGACCCATTGCAGCTAGAGTGTTTCTTCCCTTGTCCTAAACCTTTATATTCCACCCTTACTACTGACTCATTAGAGCCAATTCCTGACTTTGTTATCTACCAAGACCAAGCCAGAGAACTCGATACTCTTTGTGACCGCATTGATGGATTGATTAACGCTCTAAAAGTTAGGGGTGTTTACGATGCTTCTAGCTCTGAATTACAGCGTTTATTCTCTGAAGGCGAAAACAATACTCTGATTCCAGTAGATAACTGGCAGGCTTTTGCTGAGAAGCAAGGCATGAAAGGTGCTATTGACCTTGTAGATATTGCCCCTTTTGCTGCTGCTTTAGCTCAATGCTATCAGGCAATGGAGCAAGTTAAGGGTCAAATCTATGAATTGATGGGTATTGCCGATATTCAAAGAGGTCAGACAGACCCTAATGAAACATTGGGCGCTCAAATTATTAAGTCTAATAATGCTAGTGGTCGCTTAAAGACTATGCAGCATGCAGTCGTAGACTTTGCTACTAGCCTGTTATCTATTAAAGCGCAGATTATTTGCAATCACTTTACCGATGAATCATTGGTGCAAATCTCTGGAGCAATGCAATTATCTAATGAAGATAAGCAGATGATTCCGCAGGCTATTGCCCTGCTCCGAGACCAAGCCGCTAAGAACTTCCGCATTGAAGTAACTAGCGATTCCATGATTTACCAGGATGAGCAGCAAGAAAAAGCGGACAGAATAGCGTTTTTAGCTGCCGTAGGTTCATTCCTACAAACCGCTTTGCCTACAGCTCAAGCAGCTCCAGAGATGACTCCAATGCTTTGCGAGATGCTCAAGTTTGGAGTGACAGCGTTTAAAGCTGGTAAGCAGTTAGAAGGCATCATCGACCAGACTGCTGATGATATGCGTAAACAATACGAAGCGACTAAGGGTCAACCTAAACAGCCTCCTGTTGAAATCCAGAAAGCGCAGATGGAATCACAGGCAGAAATGCAGAAGCTTCAGATGCAAGCCCAAATTGAGCAAGCTAAGTTACAAGGTCAGATGCAGCTTGAGAAAGCTAAGCAAGAATACCAAGCTCAAGAGAATAAGCTTAAATTCCAACTTGAAGACCAGCGCAACAGAGAAGAAAAGCAGATGGAACTCCAGCTTGAGCAAACTCGTATGGACTCTGAAAACAACAAAGAGCTATTGCTGGCTTACCTAAACAACGCAGCTAAAATAGAGACTACTCGTATCTCTTCTGGACTAGATACTGGTGAGACTGCCTATGCTGATAACATTCAAATGGCTAACATATTGCAAGACCAATTAGGATATTCAGACATGAAAAACCATCCATTACAACCAGCGATTGAGAATATGCAGATGAGCAATCAACAATTAGCTCAAATGCTGACAGCTTTGATTCAGCAAATGCAACAGCCTAAACAGATTATTAGAGGCGCTGACGGCAAAATCATCGGAGTTCAATAATGGCTATTACAGTAACCCACAGTAAGGTCTCTACGATTCCTGACGGAGATGATTCGTCATTAATTCGCCCAAGTGATTGGAATGATGAGCATGTACTAACAGGTACTATTCCTGTAGATAATGGCGGTACTGGAGCTGCAACCCTTACAGGATATGTAAAGGGTAATGGCACTTTAGCCATGACTGCCTCTGCTACTATTCCTAATACAGACATCACAGGTCTTGGCACAGCTTCTACTAAAGACGCTGGTGCAGCGTTAGGTGTAGCAACCCTTGACGCTGGCGGTAAAGTGCCAGTTAGTGAATTACCAGCAGCAGTTTTAGGAGCATTAAGTTATCAAGGCACATGGGATGCAAGCACTAATACACCAACATTGACATCCTCAGTCGGTACTAAGGGTTATTACTATGTTGTAAGCGTTGCAGGTAATACAGACCTTAACGGAATTACTGATTGGCAAGTAGGCGATTGGGCGGTATATAACGGAACAGTTTGGCAAAAAGTAGACAATACCGATGCAGGTGGTGATGTAGTAGGACCAGCAAGTGCAACAGATAACGCCATTGCTAGATTTGACACTACAACAGGCAAATTAATTCAAAACAGCGTAGTAACTGTAAGTGATACAGGCGCAGCCACAGGTTTTACAACATTAGCAGCTTCTACAAGCGTAACTACCCCTATTGTTCAGGCTACCAATTCTGCTGGTTTAGCACTTAAAAACTCTGCTGGCACAACCCAAATGAGTATGGGTGCTGGTGGTGGCGATAATTTGTCAATTAATGTATCTACAAATTTAGATGGTACAAACGCTCAAATTGACATTAGCCCTACAGGTACAGGTCATGTACATATAAAACCAACAGGCGTTAATTCTGTTGAAATTGCTCCCACCTACATTGGGGAAATGGACAATATAACTATTGGCGCAATAACCCCTGCTGCTGGTAGTTTTACTAATTTAAGCGTTACAGGAACTACAAGTTTTGATGGTTCACAAGGAACGGCTGGTCAAGTTCTTACTTCTGCTGGAACAGGTGCAACTCCTACTTGGACAACGCCTACAACTGGTACAGTAACTAGCGTAACTGGCACAAGTCCTGTGGTTTCAAGCGGTGGCAATACACCTGCTATATCAATGCCAGCCGCTACTACATCAGTAAGTGGCTATCTAACAAGCACCGATTGGAATACCTTTAACAGCAAAGGTAGCGGTACTGTAACTTCTGTAAGTGGAACAGCAGGTCGCATCACTTCAACTGGTGGCAATACTCCAGTTATTGACCTTGCAAGTGGCGTAGCTACAGCAGGAACAACTGGTTCTAGCACATTAATTCCAGTAGTTACAATTGATACTTATGGTCGAGTAACAAGTATTACGACAGCCGCAAACCCACAAGGAACAGTAACTAGCGTAACAGCTACAAGTCCTGTAGCTTCAAGTGGTGGTGCTACACCAGCTATCAGCCTTTCAGCTAACTATGGCGATACTCTAAACCCTTACGCTTCTAAGACTGCAAATTATGTTTTAGCCGCACCCAATGGTTCTTCTGGAGTGCCAACATTTAGAGCAATCGTAGCCGCAGATATTCCTACTCTTAACCAAAATACTACTGGTACTGCATCAAATGTGACAGGTACAGTAGCCGTAGCGAATGGTGGTACAGGGGCAACAACAGCCGCAACCGCTAGAACCAATTTAGGTGCTACAACTGTTGGTGGAAACTTTTTTACTCTTACTAACCCATCGGCAATTACATTCCCAAGAATGAACGCTGATAACACAGTTTCAGCCCTTGATGCGGCTACATTCCGTAGTGCAATTGGAGCAGGAACAGGGTCAGGAACAGTTACCTCTGTAGGTGGTACTGGCACAGTAAACGGCATAACCTTAACTGGCACAGTTACAACTAGCGGTAATTTAACACTTGGCGGAACTTTGTCAGGCGTAAACCTTGCTAGTCAAGTAACTGGCAACTTGCCTGTAACCAATTTAAATAGCGGTACTTCTGCTTCTTCAGCTACATTTTGGCGAGGTGATGCAACTTGGGCCGTTCCGTCTGCCGCAGTAGCAGGTGGGGCTATTTATGAGAATGTGAACACAATTAGTTCAAATTACACCATCACTACAGGTTCTAACGCTATGAGTGCAGGGCCAATGACTATCAATACAGGCGTTACAGTCACAGTCCCAACTGGTAGCACCTGGGTAATTGTTTAATGTTTGATACCGCTTTTCAAGTCAATGCGTTTCAAAATGACGCATTTCAAATTGTCATTACACCTGATGTAAACATCAAAAAAGGTGGTGATGATGCTTGGACACCTGAAGAAAGAAAGCGTTATAAGGCTTTACAAAAGAAACTAAAAAAAGCTGAAGAAGCTCGTATGGCTGCTCAAAAGGCAGACCAAGATGCTCGTAAAGACTTTATTAGAGAACAAATTAGTCCTACTCCTAAAGTTAGTAAGAGCAAACAAGATAATGTAGAATCAGTCAGCACAGAAAAGCAAAAAGAGATTGTTAATTACGATGCTCTAATTGCTAATTTTGAGCGTCAAAAGCAAGATTTGTTAAATGCAGTATTGATTCGCCAGGCTAAAGAGCGTCTAGAGCAAGAAATTGCAATATTAGAAGCTAAAAGGCTTGCCGAACTTGATGATGAGGAAGCGATTTTAGCGTTGTTTTTTTAAAGGAGAAGGCGATTACTTGCCTGAAACATGACAGCATATAGAAGTTACAAAAAAGGTGTAGATTTACTACACATGGGACATTTCCAAGCAGGATTTCGTCTATTTGAATTCCGTTGGCATCCTTTAGTGATGCAAGCAACTGGAGAAAACTGGCAAAAATGGGTAAAAGCACCTAAATGGGATGGTGAAAGACTCATTGGCAAGCACATAGTCGTACAAATGGAGCAAGGATATGGCGATATTATCCAATTTGCTCGATTTTTACCTATGCTTAAAGCTTGGGGCGCTAAAACTCTTAGCGTTATGTGCCATGAATCCATGATGCAGCTACTTGGAACGATGGATTGCATAGATTACATCTCTTGCAACAAGACTGAAGGTCCACAAATGGAAGCAGATTACTGGATTGGCTCTATGTCACTTCCCCATTTTGCTACTTATGCACCACCTTTTGTAAAACAATCCTTTCCTATCACCACAAACAAGATAGTAGGCTCAGAAGGCTATTTTGAAGCTAGACCTTCTAATATTGAAAACAAAATAGGGGTAAATTGGTCAGCATCTAACGGACCACTTCATTACACCAAGTCAATTCCACTAGAAACCATGAGAGAACTGGTAGGCGATAACGCTTATTCACTCCATGTAGAGCTAGACGATGTATTTGACCCATTACCTAATGATGGCTGGAAGCGTAACTTCTACAAAACTGCTTGCCACATGAAGGCTATGAAAGCTGTAGTAGCTCCTGATACAGCAACCGCACATTTAGCTGGTGCTTTGGGCGTAAAGTGCTTTTTATTGCTACCAGACCATGATTACATCTGTTGGCGTTGGAAAAACGCAACATGGTATGACTCAGTAGTAACCCTTAGAAAAGAAGAATGGCACTTATTACCTAGCTTATTGGAGGCTCTATGATTGTTAATGTTAAGCACACCTGCAAACTTTGTAAAAGCGAATATAAAACACCTGACCGCAAGCAAATGTCAGACAAAGAGTATTACTTGACCTTTTGGAGCTATGAATTAGGCACTCCAGAAGCAGAGCAAGCTTGGAAAGAAAAACAAGACATGACTCGTAGAGATGCCCCTATGGTTATGTCTGACATCCAGCCCTATATTTCGCAAGTGGATGGCTCAGTCATTGAGAGTCGTTCTAAGCACAAAGCACACCTAAAACAACATCGAATGATTGAATTAGGCAACGATGTACCAAAGCAACACCCTGAAGCAAAACTAAGCAAACAGTCTATGGAAGCAAGAAAGCGTCAAATTGCTGAATTGGCTTATGCAAAATTACGATAATCCGACACCTTGGAGAAAACTATGTCAGAAGAACAACTAGACCGCAGAGATTTAATTGCACAAGCCTTTGATGATGCTGAAGAAGGCACTTTAGAAGCACCTGAAGAGGTAGAAATTGAAGTTGAACCTGTAGACGAAATAGCTGAACAAGCTAGAGACGAAAAAGGTCAATTTACTAAAGAAGAGCCAGAAGAAATAGAAGCTGCTACTGAAGAATCTGAGGAAGTTGAAGAGGTTAAGGAAGAAGAACCAGCATTACAGCGTCCTTCTACATGGAAAAAAGAGTATTTACCTATTTGGGACAAACTGACATCTGGTGAGCAACTGACCAAAGAAGAAGCTATTAAATTAGCTCAATATTCTAACCAAAGAGAATCGGAATATAAGAAAGGTGTATCTACCTATAAGGCAGAGGCAGACCGAGCTAGAGCTTTAGAAGATGCTATTGCTCCGTTTATTCCAGAGCTGCAATCTCAAAATATTAGCCCAACTGCCTGGATTAATAACTTGGGTAGAGCGCACATGGTTTTGACAAAAGCGCCATACGACCAAAAAGTGCAAATGTTTCAGCGACTTGCACAAGATTATGGTATACAATTAAATCAAGATGGACAGTTTGCTGCTCCTCCTCAAGTTGATGCGTATACACAACAACTGATGAATCAGCTAAATCAAGTCAATCAAGAGGTGTCTACTATTAAAGGTAGATTCCAGCAAGAAGAGCAAGCTCGACTAAGCAATGAAATTGAGCGAGTTCGTAGTAATGTGGAGAAGTTTCCGCACTTTGATGTGGTAAGGGAAGAAATGGCTCAACTACTTGAGCTAGGGAAAGCCCAAGACCTAGAAACGGCTTATGCCAAAGCGATACGCTTAAACGATGATGTATGGGCTATTGAACAGGACCGACTCCTGAAAACAGCTCAAAAACAGGCATCTAAAGCATCGCAAGTAGCTAAAGCTAAGGCTGCTGCTGTAAGTCCAAAGTCCGTTACACCTAGCGGAAAAGTGACCGAACCAGGAGATAAAAAGGATAGGCGTTCTTTATTGTCCGAGCAATTAGGCGAGGCAATGAGTCGCAGGGTTTAACTAGCCAATTTTGGCAATTTTTTTAACTAAGGATATATCATGGCATTTGCTAACTCAGCTATTACCGATATTATCGCTACCACTATTCAAAGTCGTAGCGGTGAATTGGCAGACAACTTAACAGAAAACAATGCGATTCTTCAGCGTTTAAACCAGAAGGGCAATGTTCGCCCATTCTCAGGTGGTAATGTGATTCTTGAAGAAATCATGTACAACGACCCAAATACTAACAATGCTAACTCTTATAGTGGCTACGAAGTATTGAATATTTCCCCAGATAGCCCTATTTCTGCTGCTCAGTACAAAATTGCTCAGTACGCAGACTCAGTAACTATGTCTGGCTTAGAAATGTTGCAAAACAGCTCTAAAGAAGCAATCATCGACCTTTTAGATGGTCGTATGCAAGTTTCTGAAGCTCGCTTGTTGAACCGCATTTCTGGTGACTTGTATGGAAATGGTACAGGCAATGGCGGTAAGAACCTTGATGGTTTGGGCGCTGCTGTTTCTGCTACTCCTACACTTGGCACTTATGGCGGCATTAATGCAGCTAACTGGGATTTCTGGCGTAACCAGATTACTACTGGTGTAACTACAACTCCTTCAACAACAAACATCCTTGCTAAGATGACTGAAGCTGCTATCAAGCAAATTCGAGGAACTGACAAGGCTGACTTGATTGTTGCTGGTAACACAATGTACCAACTCTATGTAAACAGCTTGCAAGCTATCCAGCGTATCGCTTCTGAGGAATCAGGCGCTTCTGGTTTTGCTTCCTTGAAGTTCTATGGTGGTGGTACATCTGCTGATGTGGTACTTGGTGGTGGTTATGGCTCACAAGAGACAGCTACTTACATGTACATGCTCAACACTAACTACATTTTCTTCCGCCCTCACAAAGAGCGTAACTTTGTACCTATCGGTGGTGAGCGTCAAGCGATTAACCAAGATGCGATTGTTAAGCTCTATGGTTGGGCTGGTAACTTGACTACATCTAACCGCTTCTTACAAGGCTTGTTGACAACCTAATAGATAGGGGGAAACCCCTATTTAATCTTGTCTACTCAATTAATTTAAGGAAATAATCATGGCATATTCAACACTACCCATCGCTGGTATTGATTTAGAAGTTACTCAAACAGCAGCAGAAATCGTTATTAATGGCGAACCTGCAAATTTTGGTCCACTCGGAACACAAACTTTCGCTTCTGATGGTTTGCGTTATGTATGGGCTGTAGCAGCAGCTACTATTGCCCCTAGCACAACAGTTTGTGCTATCGACACAACAGCCTTTACTGTTGCAGCTACTGGCGGAGCTTATATCTCCCCAGCAGTTTCAATGGTTTCTGGTGACTATGGTTGGTTCGGTAAAGCATCTGTTTAAGCAATACCTGTAGTAACATAGGGCTGTCCCCAAAAGGGGCAGTCCTTTTTCTTTTAATAACCCTAACTACTTAGGAGATTTAAATGGCACTTCCAAGCGATGATTTGGGCGCAGACAGCCGCCTAGCAGTAACTTTCTACAAACGCTCTATGAAACAAGAAGATGAATCAATGGTTGCTGGTAGACCAATTTTCAAAGAGTTTGATTTTATCCGTATCTGTATACCTGGTGACTCATTAACTGAGATTGACACCTACGCAAACAATGAACATAAAGCTCGTTTCCCTAAACAATGGGCGCATTATCAAAACCAAACTGCAGGGCATGAACAGATTGTAGGCACTCCGATTGAAGAATGGACAATTATTAGCCGTTCCCAAGCAGATGAGCTAAAAGGCATTAAATTTCATACAGTAGAAGCTGTTGCTAATGCTTCAGACTTACAAATTCAGAAGATTGGCATGATTGCTGGCATGAATCCTTATTCTTTTAGAGATAAAGCCAAAGCCTTTTTAAACCTTGCTGACCAAGTTGGTGAGACAAATCAGCGAGAAGAAGAACTATCTAAGTTGCGTCAAGAAAATGCTGCCATTAAGATGGAAGCTGATGCTAAATTAGCTAAACAACAAGAGCAAATTGATGCTTTGATGGCTATGATGGCAAAACCTAAAGGTAGACCTAAAAAAGAAGTAGCAGCAGAATAAAAGAAGGGGATATTTCCCCTTTTTTTGTTTATAATCAGAACAAATGCCCAACTACTTGGGATAACCAAGTAAAAGGATATATATGTCACAAACCATGCTTCAGATGGTGCAACAAGTTACAGCAGAGCTTAACTTGCAAGTGCCAACCTATGTAATTGGCAACCCTTCTCAAGATGTCCAACAAGTATTGGCATTAATGAATGGTTCAGGCTACGATTTAGTTAAAGAATATGATTGGCAAGCTTTACAGGTTCAATACCGATTCTATACACAAGCTATTAATTGCAATGCTACATCTATTACTGGTTCTTTAATCCTTGAAGTAGACCCTGGCGTTGACATTACTGCCGTTGACAGACAATGGCAGATTACAGGAAATAACATTAACCAAGATACCAATGTAGTGTCCGTATCTGGTCAAACTATTACTATGAGCCAAATGGCTTCAGGAAGTGGTAATGGAGCTATTGTTTTAGCTCAAACCGCCTATGATTTGCCTGTTGACTTTGAGCGCATTACAAATCGCACTCAATGGGATAAAACTAAGCATTGGGAAGCTCTTGGACCTGAAGATGCACAGCAATGGCAATGGTTAAAGTCTGGTTATATTTCAACTGGTCCTCGTATTCGCTGGCGTATTTTGGACAATCAGTTCCAAGTTTGGCCTCCAATGAATACCAATGAGTATTTAGGATGGGAATATAAGTCTAAAGGTTGGGTAAGAAGTCCTACAGGAATAGTTCAAAATAGCTTTACTGCTGACTCTGACACTACTGTTTTAGATGACCGCTTAATTGTTTTGTCTACTAAACTTAAATACTTTCAAATTAAGTCATTTGACACTACTGCATTGCAACAAGATTATTTCCGTTATTTATCAGTTGTTAAAGCTCAAGACAAAGGCGCTCCAAACCTATCATTTGCTCCTTACCCATCTAAGGTTCTTATTGGCTACGCTAATATCCCTGATACTGGTTATGGCAGTTAATCATGGCAGTCGCTAAAAAATTTACGGCTGCAACTACCTCTGTTCCTTCTCCTATTGGAGGTTGGAACGCTAGGGATTCATTAGCTGCTATGGCTCCTACGGATGCCGTACAGCTTATCAATTTCTTTCCTACTCCTACTGAAGTAAGCCTTAGAAAAGGTTACGCAAAAACTTCTACTGGTATTACAGGCAAAGTTTATAGCTTGATGAACTATGCCAATAAAAATGGCATTAATACTTTATTTGCGGTAGCAGAAACAAAGATTTGGAACGCTTCAACAAGTACGGCAACTGAAGTGTTTTCAGGTTTAACCAATAGCAAATTACAGTTTATAAACTTTTCTAATACAAGTGGCAATTATTTGGTAGCTTGTAATGGTGTAGACCCAACCATGATTTACGATGGGACTCGTTGGTTTTATGTAGCTACAACTACAACTGCTCAAACAATTAGCACTATTACTAGAGGCGGTACAGGTAACTTAACCGCTACTGTAACTACTGCTGCTCCTCATGGGCTTGTAGATAAAAATAGAGTTACTATTTCAGGCGCTACTGAAGCTAATTACAATGGCACTTATGTTATTGATGTAACAGGCGCAAGCACTTTCACCTACACAATGGCTACCGCACCAGCAGCAAACGCTACTGTAGTTGGTTCTTATACTGTAATAGGCATTACAGGCGCAGATTCAAGCACTTTTATCAATGTAAATCTGTTTAAAAACAGGCTTTACTTTACTCAAAAAGACAATTTAGCTTGTTGGTATCTTGATGTAGATTCCATAGGTGGACCTGCTTCACCACTTTATTTTGGTGGAATAGCTAGAAATGGTGGCTATTTGCAAGCTATGGGTACTTGGACACTTGATGCTGGACAAGGTGCTGATGACTATGCCGTATTTGTTACCTCTATGGGTGAAGTTATCGTTTATAACGGAACTGACCCAGATAATGCCGATACATGGCAACTTAAAGGCGTATGGCAATTAGGTCAAACATTTAGCCGTAGATGCTTTTTTAAATGGGCTGGCGATTTGTTGCTATTAACCCAAGATGGGCTTGTACCATTAGCTTCTGCCCTTCAATCTAGTCGTTTAGACCCTAGAATTAACCTTACAGACAAGATTTACTACGCTGTAAGTCAAGCAGCGACTAATTATTATTCTAATTTTGGCTGGCAAATTAATTATTTTGCTTCTGAAAATATGCTCATATTAAACATTCCAATTACTGATGGAATGGAGCAGTATGTAATGCACACCATTACCAAGTCTTGGGCTAGATTTACAGGTCTTGAGGCTTATTGTTGGGAAACTTCAGGAAATAACGAAATTTACTTTGGTGGTGATGGCTATGTAGCCAATTTCTATCAAGGAAATTCAGACAATGGGACTAACATTCAAGCTAATGCTCAACAAGCTTATAGTTACTTTGATTCACCTGGTCAATTAAAACGCTTTACGATGGTTCGACCAATATTTCAGTCTAACAATGGATTGCCAACAACGGCTATATCCATTAGTACGGACTTTGAAACAAATACAGAGTTTGGCTCTTTATCTTTTAACCCTGCTTCTACTATTGGTGGAACATGGGATGTATCGGTTTGGGATGATGCTTTATGGAGCGCTGGTGACATTATTACTAAGGCTTGGGTGGGCGTTACAGGGCTAGGATTTTCAGCTTCTATTAACCTATCAGTAGCATCGCAAGGCATTGATTTTAAATGGACTTCAACTGATTATGTAATGGAAAGAGGCGGTGTACTGTAATTGAGACAGGTAACTACTGAAAACCAGCAATATATGGGTGATTGGCTCGTCAGAATGATGAACCATCCATTACCAACAGAAACAGTATGTATTGGACAAGAAATTGATGGTGTTTTAGCAGCAGTTGTAGGGTATTGCAGTTTTATGCCTAATGCTTGCCAAATGCACATTGCAGCAGTAGATGAGGTTAATTGGATGAGTCGTGATTTATTG